TTTAGGGTACATTGGAATCTTGTATTTGTTAAGTGGTGTATCAGGCAAATCAAAGGCAGGAGCTTCTATAATATTATCTTCTTCTGTAGCTTCACGCACTCTATGACCTAACGTTATTGGAGACTTTATCTTACCCCAGTTAGGACAGCTTGTACATATATCAGGACTGTATTCATCAAACGTACTACACAGATAAGGGCCTTTTATAGCTTCCATTTTCCTGCTAGTTTCTTCTCGTGTGTAGTCAGGATGCTTGTTAGATATAATATGAGATGCCTTTTCTGCATCAACACAATGCTTTGTAATTGATAGCCCTGCTCTCCACAATGGTTCACTTACTTCTTCCTGATTCATCATTATGTGTCTTAGTTGTCCACAGCCCTTACCCTTCTGTGTCTTAACAAGTATGTTTTTAAAGACACTTTCAATATTATCTCTCAACCCGTCAAGTGTAGGGTTCTTTTGTTGGTTACGTTTCTGAGGAACTTGCATTACATCCTCACCCAATAACTCAGCAAAATAGTTTATATGTATGGCTTCTGCCATTTCGTTACCAAACAAACCTACCTTACTAGGTGGATCAGTCTTATAATTATGTGTGTTTGGTATCCTAAGTACACGTGCTGCATCCGCTGTTACTGCAGGGTCTGCTAACAAGTTATGTTGTGAACATAAAGCTTTTAACCTGCTGCTAACAGATAACCAGTTTTGTAAACCAACGGGCTCTGTTAAAAACCAATATACATGCACACCTCTACCTGAGTTTATCATAGTAGGTCTAGGCAGTTTAAACCTCATACAAAAAGACTTCAATGCTTGTATAGCTTCTTCCTGAGTCTTGTAATCTTTACCAAGTCCGCAATCTAAATCTAAAAAGAAACTGTTGAGTTCCTTTACGTTGTCTACTTTTCTTGACCCTGCTTCATTGAATGTGGCTAATGCAAAGTATGCATCGTAACCTTCCTTGTCCAAGTTACTAGCCATATCTACAACATGGTCTATAGACGAATAAAATTTCTGTATTCTTCTGTCGTCACGAGTCCTAAAAGCAAATACACAGTAGTTGCCTTCTTTACTCAATACTCTATTTAAAAATGTTTTTGTTTCCACAATGTCCCCCAACACTGAAAGTTTACTGCGACCAGTATATTTCAACCAGTCGCAGTGTGTAGTTTAGTCGTCCCAATTATCTACTATTGCACTTAAATCGTCATCAACATCTTTAGGTGCAGGAGCAGGTTTTTTATTTACTTTCTTGGGTTCGTCTACGGGGGATTTATCAGCTTCTTTTGGTGCTGAATCAAACGGATTGTCTTCTCCGTTAAATTGAAAACCATCCACGGAATTAAAAGGATTATCCTCTTTCATCTTCGCAAGTTCTAATACTTGTACAGCACGTAATCTAAGAGATACGCCTGCCTCACGCATATTATAAGGAACAAACACAATAGCAATATTAACTTTACTGCCAGTTGTTAGCTGAAAATCATCAGGTAACTTGATACCCTTTGCATCATACTGTGTTGGTTTTCTAGTTGCGTCAGTGCCATAGGCACCTTTCAACTTTGCCTTAAAAGTCCAAGTTCCATCTTCTTCTTTCTTGAAAGGTCTATCAAACTTTGCAGGCCAACTTGCTTCCTTCTTAGCCATATATGCTTGAGTCATTTTTTCCCATAGCTCTTTGGCTTGGTCAGTAGTCATACGAAACTGAAGATTGTAACTTGCACCATCATCAGTAGGATTACAAGGAACGGTTCTTTGTTCCATAGTATCATACCTATATGGCTTGTCTATGCGAGGCCATAAAGCCTCAACGTTATCAATATTATAATTTAATTTTATTTCTGATGTCATTTTATTCTCCCATTAGTTTGTTAAACATCATCGTCTAGGTTTACGAAAGCATCCCTTGCTTCAGCCTGAAATTCTTCTCGAGCTTCTTCATCAGTGTCTTTCGTTTTAGTAAGTGCATTGGCTACATCATCAACACAAAACCTATAAGTATTACCTACTTTTATATAAGTATCTTTAGGTATCTGATTCTGACGAACCCATGCACGGATTGTAGATATGGATACTGAAAAGTATTTAGCCACATCTTCGATTGGTACATATCTTGGATTGTCCATTATGATTTCCTCACTGCTATTGCGTACTCCGTGTCCTTATTAAGTCCTTGGGGAAGTACTTCGGGGTTTTCTTCCAAGAATTGTTTCATATTGGTTTGGTTAAGACGTTTGTCCAAGAGTTCGGGTACACCATGCTCCAGTATAAACTTGTGCATAGCCTCCCAATCACTCGTCCAGTATTTACTTTTAACCGACCTATAAAACAAACCTTCAGAAGTTCTGACACTCTCAACATTCTGTTGTGCACAGTAGTTAAGAAGTGCATTCTTTATTTTATCTAACTGCTCGACAAGCATATCATCTTCAGCTTTAAACTGCTTAGATAATTCTGCTCGCTTTGCTCTTATCTTTATATATGCCTTCGTTAGTTTATCGGCAGATACTTCGCTCATCAATGTCTCCTGTTATTATCATATAGTTATATATAGTTACTAATGATATCTTAGTCAAGTAATTCTTTGTAAAGTTCTATTATTTTTGTGTGTACGTCTATTTTATTATCTAATAGCTTGTAAACGTGTTTTTCTGCAACAGAACCTTGTAGCTGGACGATTGTACATTTATGTGTCTGTCCTGATCTGTGAACACGTGCGTTTGCTTGAGCATATGTTTCCAAGGAACTTGTTGGTGACCACCATACAACTGTGTTCGCTGCTGTTAACGTGACACCGTGTGCTGCTGCCTGTGGTTGGATCACCAGAACACGTGGGCTATCTGTTTCTTGGAACTGTTTAAATATAGCCGTCCGTTGTGGTGCAGACACATCACCTCTTATTATATTAGTTGCTATGCCATCTGACCTGAGCTTATCTGTCAATATATCAATCACATGTTTAAATGGAACAAATACCAAGACCTTTTTGCTTGACTCATCAATGACCTCTTTTAGAACCTTATATCTATGCTGTATATCAAACTCTAGGGTCTCGCCATCATCAGTGTATACTGCTCCTGCTGATATCTGCAGTAACTTGTTCATACCTACAGCACTATTCATAGCTGTTACCTGTTCGCCAGTGATGTTCATAATTAGCTTTGTTTTCAACAGTTTGTAGTATTTCATCTGTTGACGAGTAAGTTCTACTTCACGCTTTACATAAACCATCGGTGGTAAATCCAAGCACTCATCTTTGGTAAATCGTATGGCAGGCTGTAAAGCATTAAATACTATTTCCTTTGCATTTGCCTTTGGCACCCATTTAAACTGTGTGACCTTGTTCATTACCATGTCACGAAAAGAACCAAAGAACCTTGGTACGCTTTTCGGGTTTACAAGTTTAGCCAAGCCATATGCATCCAAAGGACTTTGTGCAGCGGGAGTGCCCGTCATCATCCACAGCCACGTGTTATCCTGTACTATCTTATTTAAAGTCTTCCATCTCTTTGTCTGTGCATTTTTGTAGTGGGTGGCTTCATCTACAATTATTAAGTTAAACCCACCTTTCTTTATCTCATCAGATACTATCTCAACACCATCGTAGTTTATTATTACAAAATCTGCGTTGTTGTTTATTATCTTCTTTCGTTTACTGGCTGTGCCGTATGCTATGTCTACAGTTCTATGTGGTGCAAAACTAAATAAGTCAGCACCCCAAGCAGAATCCATAATTGATAAAGGACATATTACAAGCACTCTATCTATCTTGCCCTCACTCATTAAATAGTCTGATGCCCATATCGCACTGGCAGTTTTACCCGTACCCTGTTCATTAAAACAAAAAGATTTCTTGTTGATGGTAAAGAATGATGCTGTGGTCTTTTGATGAGAGAATGGTCTATGGTTCCCTGGCCAGCCATATTGTCTGTGTATAGGTGATGGCACGTTAATATTTAAATCTTTTAGAGTCTGTGCTTCCTCTAAACCCCAGTTAACAACAATGTCATGGGCTGATAGTTTACGACTTTTGGGTATTGCTTCTATGACTTTAAATGGATTGCGTAACTTAAGCAGTAACGCTTTACCGTTAAATATTCTCAAAATGTTCTCCTTCGCAACAGACTACAGTCTGCGTTTGTTAGTGAATCACTAACTACTTCTTCTTTTTCTTCTGCCCGTTTCTACTTCTATTCTTAGACGGACTCTCTAATTTATAACCATCCTTATTGCTACCACCCTTGCTCAACATCTTCTTATGGCTAACGTCTTTGCCTTTTCTGTTAACACCTTTTTTGTCTAAGGCTCTTCTTGCACGTTGACGTTCCATCCTGTTTGGATGCTCATTTCGGGCTTTTTGCTTCTTGTATTCTTTTTTATAAGGTCTTGGGGATTTAGTGTAAGGCATCAGTTACTCCCATTATGTATACATTCTATAACAACGCAGTGTCGTTTACACAACCCACTTGGGTGTGCGTTCCACACGTCTTTATCATAAGCTGTTCTCATACGCTTAAAGTTTGATATCCATTTTTTCCATAATGTTACAATAATATCATCAGTGTAGGTTTGTGCAATAAAATTATTAGATACTACAAATAATAGCCCTGCGTTTATCTTCTTTACATTCGGGAAGTACCTAAATGTTGCAAGTGCCATAAGTTCTAACTGACCTTTATCAGCATACAATGCAGACTTACTTGTTTTGTAATCTACAATCCATGCTTTCTCACCATCAATTATAGCCAAGTCAACGATACCACGCCACCAAACATCATCAGCATTAAAGTCGCATGGTTGAAGTTTCTTCGTAAGACCCATCTTCATCTCACAGTATCTCTTACCTTTTTTCTTCTTGAGTGAGTCAAGCACTGGCTTCATGTACATAAACTTTTTAGGCATTGGCGTGTTACCACACATATACTCTTCAGCCGCAGCATGTGCGTCCGTTCCGTAACGCATGGCTTTTGTCTCTTCTTCTACATAGTCTTTAGCTATCTTTACGTGGTAAAATTGTTTTGGACATTGTTCAAATGCTTTTATTCTACTGAACGACCAAGGCGATATACTCACTCGCAGTCTCCATAGTTTTTACCAATCCCTGACTCGCAGTCAATCGGTAGTTTTTGTATTCCTTGAGCCCATATGGGTGCAGTTCGCATACATTCCTCTGTATATTTACGTGCATCTTCTACTTCTTCATCCCGTACACAACACACTATCGAGTCATGGACTGTAAGAACTACACGATATTTCTTGCTGATTTCTAACATTTGTTCACCAATTATGCAACGTGCGATGGCTTGGCATATGTTCTCCACAACCTTACCACCATATATCTTTGTGCGACCTCGCCTAGTTTGATAGTGAAAGTCCATGCCCTCATCTGTTTGGTCAGCCCTTAAATCTTCGTATTTCATTTGCAGACCTGATGGCAGTTTTAAAGAATAGTATTGAGGCAGTACTT